AAGCTCTAGTTCCTCTCTTGCTTGGTCTGTGGCGGCAGCCTCAAGCTGTCCTTTTTGCTTGAGTGTTGCCAAAAGTTTTGCGGCTGCTTTTTGCTGCTTTTGCAGCGGTGTTTCCTTGGCGGCTGGTTGCGTGCCTGCAGGCTTTGCAAGTGCCCCGCCTGTTTGTTGGATTGTATTTACGGCAGGCGACTGTATATCAACGACTGGGGAAGTAACATTCGCCCCCAAGGCAGCAAAGTCATTGAACATTTGCTTGCCGCCACTTAAGACTCTGTTGAGCAGGTCTTTCGCAAACTGCGGCAACATGTCATAAAGACGGCCCAATAAACGTGGGATCTCCATAACCAACCCACCGATGCCTTCAACAATCGCTGTCCTTAGCCCTTGAGTTGCATTGGCGACCGTGCCAATAACCCCGCCAATCACTTGGCCTATTGCTCTGCCCACTCCAGTGGCGACGTTTGTGATTGTCTGAAGAACGCCAAGAAAGCCCTGGAAGGCCTTCTCAAGCTCAAAAGCAACACTGACGCCCTCCATGCCAAGGGCTTCGCCAATCGCCGATCCAATTTCACCAACAACAGCAAAAATCGTCCTGAACGGAGCCAAAGATAATTTGACCGCAGCGGTCAGAGTCTCGACAGTCACAGCAGCGACTTTGAATGTGCTCTTTAACAGCAAGCCAAGCTCTGAGCCATCAGCAAACAGATTTGTAAATGCCGTTTGCAGTCGCTTAAGAGATCCATTGATTGTGTCGCCTGCCTCAAATGCAGCTTTAGCGGCTGCGCCTTGGGCATTGCGCTGGTTTTCTAGCAGTCTGTTGAGCTTGTCGAAGTCATTTAGCAAAGGCTGCAGGACCGGGCCAGCTTCTGTGCCGAAGGCCTTAAGGATCGCGCCAGTGTCAGCGCCAGAGTTTTTGATTTTCTCAAGAGTGCCGATAAATCCATCCGCTGCGATGGTGTTGGCGTCGATATTGACCCCGAACTCCTTTAATTTTTCTCCAACACCACCAGACGCCAGCTGTGCAAATGCTGTTTTCAGCGCCGTGAACGTGACCTCTGCGCCAGTACCTGTGCCAGTGATCTGTGCCACTGCGGCGTTCACTTCGTCCAAGCCAATGCCCAGAGCTGATGCAACCGGCGCTACCTTCGCAATGTTGGCCGCATATTGACCGATGACGATTTTGCCGTCGTTTTGCGTTTGGATGAATTGATCAGTGATGCGCGTAGCTTCTTCTGCCCCTAAGCCGTAAGCATTGAGGACCGACGTTGTGGCATCTGCCACCGTGTTCAGATCAGAGAAACCGCCAGTAGCCGCAAGGCTTGACGCTTTAAGCACCTGAGCGGCAGAGGACGCATTATTAAAACCAGCTGAAGCCACGTCGTAAGCCGCCGCAGTCAGCTCAACGACGCTTGCTTGGCCCGATAGCTCACGGCTGACATCGACAAGACGACTTTTTAGTTCCTCACTATTCACTCCAAGTGTGCGGACTTTGGCCTCAGCAAAATCTTGCTGGGCCAATGTGGAAAAGGCAGAAGTGAGAAGGCCCGCCGCTGATGTCAGCAGAGCAATAGGCCCCAAGGCTGCTTTAAGAGCGGTTCCTAAGGCCGCGACACCAGGAACCGCGCCTTTTGACGCCTTACCTAAAAATGCAGATGCGACACCTGCGCCCTTTGCAGACTTAGCCGCACCATCTAACTGACCCTGCGCTCCCTTGGCCTTGTTTTTCAGCTGATCCATCTGCGCCGCTGTCTGCTTTGCCGCAGACTTCGGCTGAGAAAAATCAAACCTGGCTGTAAGGACAGTAGTAGCCACCGCAGCCAGTTAACTCATCCCAGCTTACCGCCGCTGCAGTTTGGCGCGATCCATTGCCTTCTGTTCTTTTTCGGCCTTCAGTTCGTGGTAGGCCGCAAAGTGAATAAGCTCCGCATCGGTTAACTCGTTACGGAGCCTGCTCACAGTCATGCCCAATTCGCAGGCCAGGAAGAACTCAAAATAAGTCCAGCTGTCCTGCTTCAGTCGTTTTTTGCGTCTTCAAGATCAGCGTCATCGGCCAACCCAAACAGGAACAGCTCCAAGTCATTCAGTACAGACTCAGGCAGCCCACGTTGCAACTTGGCCACGTCTGCAGCGGCAAACGCTTTGCTGCCATCTTCCAGCTCAGCCATTTGGCAAAGCATTTGGGTGGAGATGTCTAGGGCTTCTTCAGTGCCAGCCAACTGCTGTGCTTTCTTCCGATCCGCCCGTGTGATTGGCCTGAAGTAAAGGTCACAAGTTTTGCCTGACGGCAACTTCATTTCAAATTTGCGGCGCTGGTTAAGGTCAAACGCCCCAACCAGCTCATCCACAAATCGTTGAGAAGCAGGCATTTAATAGCTTGAACAATACGTTCAAACTATAGCCTTATCACTCAAGGTTGCCGGTGATGGTACCGCTGGTGATGAAATTGCAGGAAACAATATCAATCTCACCAACAGTGGAAGTGATTTCCATGTCGGTGATGATTCCGGCAAAGCTCACAGAGTCGGTGCCAGAAGAAGTGCCAGTGGTGAACAGTTCAAACGTGGCATCTGCGGGGTCCGCAGCGGTCAGCACGTCTTCAAGAAAACCAGCCTGGCCGGTTGCGTCGGGGTCATAAACCAGCTCGACAGTGCCGGAGCCGCTGATCATGCTGCCAACGAAACTGCGGAAGGTGTCGCCATGCTTGGAGACATCCAGAGTTTCTTTTGTGGTCGAAAGGGACCAGCTGCGAGTGCCCACGATGGTGGCATTGCTTGAACCGGCGGCGTCAAATTGGACTGCGCCTTGTTCTCCGCGAAGGACGGCCATGGTCAGAGTTCCTCGATAAATTCAAAGGTCACACGGACCTGAGTTTGAAAATAGCCTTCGGGCTCTGGCGAGGCCAGCACCTCTGGGCCATTGGGAGCGTCGAAGAAGACCCCCGACACGATGACCCTATTGTAAAGGTCTCGGATTCGTTTACCAATCACCAAGTTCGCCCCAGGGCCGACGCCTTTACCGCTGAAGATATTGAACACGGCTAGGCCGACGATTCGATTTTGAGAGTTAGTTGTTAGGCCGTGGCTCAGATACTGATTGGCCCCGAATGTGGTTAAGCACTGGACCCAGGAGCTGTTTGGTGTGGGCTCAAACGCCATGTTGTGGAACACCACCGGGATGGCAGGGCTGTTCGCCAACTCAGTGGCCAGTCGCCCTTCAATGGTGGCCCGGACTGAATTGATGTCTGCGGCTGCCATTAGATGATGCCTCCTCTGCGTGCTTGCTCCACAGCATCGTTAAAACGCTTCTGCGAATCAACTTGCAATTCTTTAGTGATGATCTCAGGAAAGCCTGGGACTGTGCCCTGTTTGGTCCTAAAAGTGCCGCCCCATGAAGGTGGCAGGCCGGTTCCCATACAGACCGGCTCGGCGTATTCGACAGCGTTGTGGATGTTGTAGACGTTGCCGATCGTTTCAGTGCCCGGCTGATAGTTGATGCCTTTAGGTTCTGGGATGTTTTGGCCCTGCGCTTCTGGGTGCTCTCCGGGCGCTTCTGATGCCTGGCTGATTGCGTTTTCGCCGATCTGCCAGCTAGCCCTAAGTCTGCCGCTTGTAGAAGGCGTGGCAGTCTTTATTCTTTCGTCTGCCTCAAAGACGGTCTGCTGAGCGAATTGGTTCCCCAGCTGGTTCAGATAATCCTCAACGTCGTCAAAGCCAAGCTCACGGAAACCCGCCATTGTTAGGCCCTCAGGTAAAGGGTGTAAGCAATGTCTACACCGTTCAGCTCCTCCTTATCGACCTGAATGATCTGGTAGACGATGCTGCTGATCACTACCCGGTCTTTGGTCTCAGGTGCGCTGGCTACATCTTCAGCAGAAATAAGCAGCTTTTTGTCGCCCGCTTGAATCAGCTCATTGGCCTCCCGCAGGGCTACTTCACTGACAACACCCTTAATCGCTGTGTCAGATTCCGTCTCGGTCACCGTCCCAGCGGTGGCGTTGTAACTGCCGCCACTCACAAAGCGGATCGTGACATCACCGCCAAGAACCGTTCCCCCGATGATCGGGGCCAGCTTTGCCGCCAGGATGTCACCGAGAGCCATTAGAGCTTGTAGGCGATAGCAGCACCGCTGGTCAGCTGGATGCTGGTGAACACGCCGTAGATGACGGTACGAGCCACAAAGGTTTCACCCGCCAGGGAATCACCTGTATAGCTATCAGCAGTGATTGCATTGATCACCGTGTCTTCTTTGAACAAGATCGCCCCAAAGCGTCCAGTTCTTGCATCTGTTCCGGTGATTGATTCACCTTGGCAGCCCATGTGCATTGGATCAGCTCCGTTTTACAGCGATGTTGCCTGGTCCACTGATTCTAAGGCTGTGCAGATACCTTTCAAACATGGGCGGCACGCGATCAGCACCCACTGAGCCGGTCTTATCAGGCACAACCGAAATGCTGCCCACCTGGATGCTCTTGAAGTCCTCAAGACCGCCCAGGCTGATGCCGTCTTTGTTGCTGTGCAGGTAAACCGCTAGCTCAATCTGAGCGTGCTTGATTTGCGACGGGATCTCTGTATCGGTAAAGAAATCGTCGGCAATCCGGAAAGGAAACCCGCTGGCGTAAGTATTGATATAGGTCGATGGCTTTCTGACACCTGTACGCGGCCACTCCAGCGCCTGCGTGTCGGTTGCCTTGGCCCCTAGAAATCTTTCG